TTAGCGCGCACGAACGGACTTACGCTTGACGATCAAGGTGCTGCTCTTTCACTCATGGTACAGTGGAAGAAAGACCCTGTGAAAACCATCCAGACCCTCTTGACATTGGCAGAGGAAGGTGGTAGAGATGTGTCAAGTATCCGACAGGGCGGTGGTGCAGTTGATTCGACTGCCTTTCGCAATGCCGTGAATGAGATGTTGGTGCAACATCTCCAGCCGTTTCAACCGCTCATTGCTAACTGGCAACAGCAGCAGCAGCATGCGCAGTTGAATGAAGAAGTACTCACAGAATACCAAGCATTTTCACAGCGTCACCCTGACGCGAAAGTGCATGAGGATGCAATCGCTGCAGTGATGCGTGATCGAAACGTGTCACATGAACAAGCGTACTACATGGTACGTGCATTTGCTGGTGAAGCGAGACTTGATTGGAACCAGCCTCTCGCTCCGCAGCTACAAGCCCGCGCTGATCGCAACGGGGGCAACATTGATCCTTCCGGTGGTGGAAATGACCGAGGGCTGCCGAATCTGAACGGCGGCAGAAGTGGCGAAGATGTCGTGGGCGTGAATACGCGCACAAATCAAGCCAGCGTCGATGAGTCGTATGATTCCATTGCTCGCAGAGTGATGCAAGCACACGGCTTACGAGTGCAGTAAGGTCATTTGCGATGAAACAACCACAAACGCCGGAGTAAGCAATGCTTAGCACATATGCTACCGGCACTCTCGATACTGTCATCCACTCGATGCTGGATCAGAGTCGCCGTAAGCTCATCATGGCCGCGATCAAGTCGAACGTGCTTGTCGCATGGGCCTTCGCGAAGGAACGCATCGAAGTAGAGACGGGCGCGAACATCACGAACCCGCTCATCGTCGGTCGCAATCCGAACATCACGTCCACTCAGTACTACAATCCGATTCCAGTCGCGCAGACGAGTGAATTCGACACCGTTCGCTTCGGCTGGTCGCGTGTTGTCGGCACTGTCATCATCTCCGAACAGGAAGAGGATGAGAACACGGGCGAGCAGGCGATCTTCAAGATTATGAAGGCGAAGATGCAGGTGTTGGAAGAGTCCATCACCGAGAAGTTCTCTTCGTACCTGTACGCTGTCGGTTCCGGCCTCGATCCGAACGGACTCGGCAATCTCATTCCCGACGATCCAACTACTGGCTCCATCGGTGGCATCTCGCGTGCTTCTGTGAACCAGTGGCGTACCTCTGCGTACCAGTTCTCAGGCAATCTGGACGCGAGCAACATCGAAGAAGCGTTCGATGACATCTTCCTCGATCTCACGCTGAAGGGCGAAAGCCCGACTGTGATGATCGTGGGCCGCAACATCTATCGTCTGTATCGTCAGGCTTGCCGCGATCGTGCGTTCTTCTCGCTGACCGACACTAAGGACGGCAAGCGCATGTTCGACCTCGGCTTCAAGGGATGCACGCACAACGGCGTCCCCATGATGTACGACGAAGACTGCGGCGTCAATCGTTGCTACTTCATCAACGACAAGTACCTGCGTCTGCACATGTTGAAAGGCGTCAACATGCGTACCAAGAAGCTCAACAGCCCGTGGAACCTCGATGCATCCGGTTCGCGTGTCCAGTGGCAGGGTCAGTTCTGCATCTGGAAGGCGTACCGCACGCACGCTGTTCTCCGCAACGGCACGACAGGCTAAGGAGGGCGCATGTCAGTACGCATGGACTTCGATGTCCGAAAGCTTCCTGAGACATTCGTGCGCGTTGTAGAAGAGCGCGTATGGAAGGATACAGGAAAGAAGGACAACAAAGGCAACGCGCAGTTTGCGTGGGAAGCTATCCGCGTTGAGAAGCGTGGTGGGTATGCAATCCTTGTGAAAGGCAATCCCGGCCACAGCATCATCGTGGATAGCGTTGAACAAGCGAAGGCGTTGAGACTTGTGCCGCAAGACTATCAAGGCACAGAGCTGCGTCCTCGCCTCATCAACACGCAGACTGGCGAAGAGTGCGATGAGCGAGGCGTTCCGCTCACTGTGCTCGCACAGCTTGACGCTGGGCACAACAGTGACTCACATCAGAGCGTTGATGTGGACACGAATCCGAAAGCCAGCGATGAATTCGCTGACGCGGATGAACTTCCTCGCGATGAATTGGCTGGTGAAGGAGCGGTCGCGAAAGCGATTGCCAAAGTGGAGTAACCTAACATGGTAACGGGTCGTACTACATACGGAGACTACTTTCCCTACGGCATCTCTCAGCGTGTTCCGAATCTCGAATACGCTGCGGACGTCGTACTGAGTGGGCCGTACATTCTCTATCTCGGAGCGCCGCTCGCACTAAGCGCGAACGGACTCCTCGCATCTGTCGCGATGGTCAACGGCAGCGCGGTCACTGTGAACTCCTTCACTGGTGGTGCAGGTTCCGCAACTGCAATCGGCTACAACGGCATGGTGCCATTCGACTCTACCACAAAGCGAAGTGGATGGGGTCGAAGCGTTTCATTCGTCGCTTCCGGCGCGAATGCTCGCACCGCGACCGTGACTGGCTACGATTACCTTGGCAGCAAGGTCGTTGAAGTCATCACGCTGAACGGCACTACCACAGTGCATTCACTCAAGGCGTTCCAGTGGATCGAATCGGTCGTGTTCTCCAGCGACTCCGACACGACCACTGTGAACATGGGTTGGGGCAACAAGTTCGGTCTTCCGTACACCGGTCAGTCGATGGTGAACGAAGTGAAGAACGGCGCTGTTGCTGCGAACGCTGGCACATTCACTGCGGGCCTGACTGAAGGCACTGCAGAGACGAGCACGAACGCGGATGTCCGCGGCACGTACTTGCCTGTGACTGTGCTACCGGATGGAAGCAACACGTTCGAGATTCTCTACACTCTTCGACGTGGCAATCTGCACGGCGCTTCTCGCTACGCGGGCTAGTGCTGGTTGGTGGGAGGCGTGCGTGGTTTGTGTGTTCGCCACGCACGCTTTCTGCTAGTTTGATTCATGTCGTATTTAGAAAGACATAGGCCGATCTGCACTGTGCTGCAAGATATTCGTGAATTAGCAGAAGAAAGAAAAGACGTTAAAACGATTGAACTGTGCGATGAAGCGATTGGATACGCGAGACGCATGAGTGCGAAGTTGGTGGAGTACAAGAATGCCAGTGACAATTAACTCTCCAAACTTTTGGAATCTCACGCTCGACAACTTTATCAATAAGTCTGATCGAGAATTGCAGGAAATGACGCCAGATGGCAAGTATCTGCACAGAAGGCCCACAGACGAAGAAACCACAGTCAGAGTGCCGGACAGACAATCTTCACAGACGTTTCTGCCTTTAGGTGGTTCATACGTTGGATATGATGCTCCAAAAGCACGAACGGCTGATCCTGTGAGAGGATACAACAACATCATGCGCGCGATGGAGCGTGAAGCTGCAAAAGATGTGATTCCCTACAATGGCTTACCGATTGACTTGAATTACGCTCCTGATCCAGACTTACTGGATGCAGTCAGGCAGTGGATAAATAGTGGTGGCTCAAAACGCTACGGGACATTCTAGTCATGCCCGCAACAGTGAATCTTCCTAGCTACTGGAACAACGACATGTTCGACCAGTTGCTCAATCGACAGAAGGATGATCCACTGTATAGATCGTGGATGATCGAAGAAGTAGACAACAACAGCCCATCGCAACTCCTCTTCGAGATGCTAAAGAAACACATGCAACAGAAGAATTCCAATGGCATTCGTAACGGTTTCTGACGCAATCGCGCAAGTCGCAAGAGGCGTGGGCCTCACGGACGGACGCAACATGACGCCGTACTCGACTGACGGCGTTGTGTCGTATCTGGACGCTGCACATGCGCTGATTAAGAAGGAGCATGAGTGGGCCGAGATGGTGCGCTGGGTCACGCGCACGCTCGATGGCAGCACCGGGAAAGTCACGCAGCTCATCACGAATACGAAGAATTGGAAGAGCATTCGCCGCGTGTACCATGACTCGATGCAGACGCCGCTTGCGCTGTTGAGCAGCTACACGAATCCAAGCACTTCGACGCTTCTCTTCGGATACCGAGGCCTCGCACCGGAAGATGACAACACAGTGGGCGATGGTCGCTACCTCGTCAACTTCTATCCTGTCACGCTCACTGGAACTGTGCTGTTCCAGATTGATCGAGAGATTGATTGGAGCGATGAGGATGCAGTTGTACCGATAGACTTCTGGCTGCACGTCTTCTATGCGTGTTGGATGTGGGCGTGCGACGACGGCACGAATCCAGTGCAAGTGGACAAGTACGCGAAGCTCATGCGTACTAGAATGCAGCAAGTCACTGCAAGCGAAGCATCGCGTCCGTCCTTCACGCAACCGAATCAGCTAATACCGAATGATTGGTGGGAGCAGGATGCCCCGTATAGCTGAAGCTAACGTCCTACGCGAAATCACAGCGCGCGATTTCTCTGGCGGACTCAATGTCGCGGACAGCGAATTGAACCTGTCGAGCAAGTACGCGCGTCAGTTGAAGAATCTTCTTGTCGGCATTGATGGCTCATTGACGGTGCGCCAAGGCACGAAGCTGTTCGCGGATCTCAGTGGGCTCTCCGACTACAACATCTGCAACATTGCGTACTTCGCTACGTACATCATTGCGATCAATAGAAGAGGAGAAGTCTTCGCAATCAACGGACAGGGCACAGTCTCTCGCATTTGGGACAGCACGATTGCAGCAGCGAAGCGTGCAGGATTGACGATCTGGAGAGGCGCGACCATCGTGGCGTTCCTTGAATTCAACGGCCAGTTGATTGCGATGAACGGTGAAGACAGGCCACTCGTCATCACGACCAGCTTGAGCGTGGATTATCTTGCAGACGTATCGACTGGCAGCAATCTCAATGTCCCAATCGGCTCTGTGTGCGCTGCGTTTGCAAATCATGTCGCTATCGGTTCTGGTTATTTGTTGAATGTTTCAGAGCGGAACGCAGCCGGCACGTGGCTCGGTGACGCTGGTGCAGTGTTCGTTAATCAATTCGACATGCGCTCTTACGTCACGACGGGCGACACGACGATCATTGGGCTCATTGAGTTCAAGAATTACTTGCTTGTGATGTTCCGTGAATGCATCGTTCCTGTACAGTTTGTGGAGAACGCATCTGCAACGCCGAAGCTCTCGCTCACTGTCTCATCTGAGAGCTTGATTAAGAACTCTGGCGCAATCTCCGCGCGCTCGTATCAAGACATCGGAGACATGGTTCTCTCCGCTGACATCGTTGGCGTTCCGAGCGTTGGTCTTTCGACGTTCACTCGCATTCTTTCTCCTGATCGTCCGTCTCGATTCGTTGATGGATTGCTGCAAAGCCAGATCAATTCACTCTCTGCTGATGCGTTGTCAGAAGGCGTCTTCTCTGTCTATGATCGGAGGCTCGGCACGTATGTGCTGTCTGTTCCGAACAATGAGACGCGCTTCCAGCAGTACTGCACTTGCTACGTCTACCGTTACTTGGACAAATTGAAGATCGAATCATGGAGCACGTTTGAAGGCTGGAACTGGTGCGCTGGTGTGCGCTCTAGCGAAGGCAACGTCTTCTATGCGCGGAACAATGACAAAGTGATCTTCGTGCAAGGAGATGAATCAACAAATCCGCTCTACGCTGATTACGTCGGTGAGCAAGAGATGTGGGACGATGAGACGCCGTTCACGGATGGCACAGGATGGTCCCCTGTCGCTGACGTTGCGGATAGCGGTGTGCCAATTGCATGGACATGGGAGCTGCCGTGGAGCGATTTGAAGCATCGCGCGTTGATTAAGACGCTGCGATATATGATTCTGGACACGGAAGGCGATCAGCAGATTCAAAGTGAAGTGTACGTAGACGATCAGTTTCAGCTTGCAGACACAGGAGAAGAGTGGACAGACGGGACTGTGTTCGATGATGACCTTGGATTCACTCCGAACAGTGATCCTGATTACAGCCCTGCACTTGAGCAGCAGTTGATTGCGAAAGATGCACGTGGCTTCGGTCTTTCTGGATACGGCCTTTCTCCATTCGGCGGTGGAAACAACACGGCACTGCGTACACTCACATGCTGGCCCACGAAGTTCAATACGATGAAGTTGCGCTTCCACGGTGAAGCGTATGGCGGCCCTCTCAAGTTCGTAGCGATCACGCTACTGTATCAAGTCGGTTCAATTCGCAGACAGGTGTAACATGGCAGAGAGTGATGTTGATCCAACCATCATTCAAGACAACTCGAAGGTTGCGAAAGCAGACATGCGAGAGCAACTTCAAATCATCAAGGATGAGTTGACGGACTTGATGAACAAGACTGCAATTCCTCGACGCATGGCGTTCAACGACGCTGAATTCGATACGGTGTAGGAGTAGAAGATGGGTGACACTATTGGCGTTCTCGGAGAAGCAACTGCTACGACTGTAGCGACGACCACTGTTTACACTTGCCCAGCGGGAAAAAAGGCGAAGGTACGTCTCTTCTTCCGCATGCAAGGCAACGCAGGCGGTGGTACAACGCTGGACGTTCTAGTGAACGGAATGTCCGTTGGCACTGTTGCTGCAATGACTGCAAGCTTCTACGTCTTCTCAATCAAAGGCGCGGGCTTGCGAGTTGCTGAGCAGGCTGCAGCGCCTACTGGCATCGGTTCTGGCTTGACTGTTTCTCCCGGCGATCAAATTTACTATCTGAATGCAGGTGACACGATCCAGTACACCATTGGTGCTGCTGCTGCAATCGCCATGAATTTCCAAGTGGTCGGCGCTGAGATTGACGCTTAATTGCTGCAGAGAGTAGTGCAATGGCGAATACTCGCACACCTAATCTGGCGCTTGTAAAGATCTCTGCCGATTACAAGAATTGGACGCAGTTGTTGAATGACAACTTCGTCATTCTTGATGCGACGTTGACTGCCTTCTTCGCAGTCAATCAGTTGCAAGGTGCATGGGAAAACGGCACAGCGTACACGGTTGGACAGACTGTAGTGGATCGAGACACTGCAGTCATGTGGCATTGTACCGTCGCGCATACTAGCGCGAACATTCCCACGACGTTCGCACAGGATCGAGCGGCACATTCGACGTACTGGACGATCTTCTCGGCTGCAGCAGTAGCGCGTGGGACATGGACGCCGAACACGGCGTACAGCGCGAATGACTTCGTAGTCTCTGGATCGCAGTATGCAGTTTGTGCCATTTCGCACACGTCCGGCGCGATCTTCTCAGTGGATCGAGACGCAGGCAAGTGGTCAGTTCTCGTTGACTTGAGTGCTGCTGGATCGCAAGTGCTGCCTGTTCCGGGCGGCGCAGCGGATGCGGACAAGTTTGTTGTAGTCAACAGTGCTGGAACGGGCTACACCATTGTTGGCGATGCTGCTGTATTTGCCAATCTTGGCTTCACGACTATAGGCCAAGCACTTGCAATGGCAACATCAGAAGCTGCTGCTCGCTCTGCTATCAACGCACAGGTTGCAGGTTCGTATCAGACACTCTCTACGTACCTCACGTTGATTAGTGGACTTGCCAGCACATCGAGCAGAGTGCCATATGTTGATTCCGGCGGCGCTGCTGCACTTGCACCGATTGGTACATTCGGTCACTCTTGGCTTGCTCTTGCTGATCTTGCTGCTGCGAAAGCAGCTCTCGGTGGGCTTGGTACTGCAGCACCATTGAATGTCGGTACGACTGCGAATTTAGTCGTTCAACTTGATGGAAGCGCAAAACTCCCTGCAGTAGATGGATCACAACTTACCAATCTTCCTACTGGAACTGCATACTTCACGACAGGTGACGTGAAGGCCACTTACAAGACGACGGCGGACAGCGGCTGGATTATGATGGATGATGGCACTATCGGTAGTGCTACATCTGGCGCTACAACGCGAGCGAATGCTGATACAGAACCGCTGTATACGCTGTTGTGGAACAACTGTAACAACACAGACTGCCCTGTCTCGACTGGCAGAGGTGCGAGTGCCGCTGCAGACTTCGCAGCAAATAAGACGTTGAATTTGCCGCTTGTGAAGGGGCGTGCATTTGCTGGTGCTGGCACTGGTACGGGATTGACTGCAAGACGAGTTGGTCAGAACAACGTCGGTGCTGAAACTCATACACTCAGCAGCAGTGAAATGCCAAGTCATACGCACAGTGAATCTACTGGCTCTGGCACTGGCGGCACGGGAACATTCGACCATAACTATGACGGTGTTGCTTCACCCGCTCTGCAAAGCACTACTAACACTAGCGCGACGACTGGTGCCACAGGCGGCGGCGGCTCGCATAACAACATGCAGCCCAGCACGTTTATGAATCTGATGATTAAGCTGTAGAGGTGCAACGTGTTCGACGACAAGAAAATGTTCCAATGGTCGCCGCAGATTTCCCTCGGCAACGTGATCTCACTGGGCACTATCCTTGTCACTGTCACGC